CTTTGGACCGACAAACACATTGATTCGGCTGCCACGGCTGTTGCGTACACCAATAGACCTGCGCAGTGTGCCTGTCTCAATGTCTAAGTTGGGGCCGCGCTTGCCACCGCGCTTACCTGACCTGCGCACCTTAAACACCTGCTTGCTTCTTGGCACTTGCGGCTTCACACGCTTGGCCGCCATTTTTCCAATGTCGCGGTTGCTTGTCCGCAGTTCCTTGGCCATGTCTTTTGGGAAGGCACCGATGCGGCCAATCTGCTTTAGCAGCTCATCAAGACCTTCGACCTTACCTGCCATCAGTCCCTTTTTCTTTGCAGAATATGCGCAGACCGTCGCGGCGGCCTATCTCCTCAAAGCCAAGTATCTCATACTCGCGGCTCTCAAAGATTATCGCATCGTCTTGGCTAATACTAACACCGCTGCCGCTGTCAATAGGGTTAGGGTGGTGTACCACAAAAGTAACATCGCGTTGAGGGAAGATTTGGTAGGCCTTCATGCTCTCGCCGGCACTGCCAGCGTAGATCACTTCGGCCCACATGTTATTGTTCACGGTAGCGCTTACCGTAGGCTGTCCGTAGTCGTCCTGTGTAAACGTCTCTGTCCTGTGCGTTATGTATCGGTCTCGCCGTCCTGCGTTCTTCATGGCTGATAGATAACGCGGTAAGGATTAAGCAAGGCCTCCAATCCAAACTTGAGGCGCGTGGTGATGGTTCCAGTGATTTCCTCTTGCCTGTTCTCGTACATGTGTGCTACAAGCAAACGCACGGCTTGAATAATTGGCGCTGGCGGTGCGCTGTATCCAGCGGTGAACGTAACCACCACAGGACTTAAAGCATATTCGTAGGTGGTAGGGTAATCCCTAAAGGCAATGCGCGCCGGTGAGCTGATGGTGTCGGTGTACCAATTGGCAGCGGCCAACGTCGTGAGGTCGCTTGTGTAGTCCTTGTCTGCCGTCGTTTGATACTTGACTTCGCTAATGGCTGTGACAGGTCCGATGGGAATGTAGCTATTGACAAACGCCGGCAGGTAACCCTTGGCCGTATAGCTGCCAATCTTGATGTTGCAATGCTCCTCAATCCATGCAACCGCAGCAGAACGCAAGGCAGTGATCAAAGTGTCTTCCTGACTGTGTGTGACGCGGAGGTGACCTTTTAAGTCTGCGATACCAATGATGGTCTCAAGGTTAACTGCCGCGCCTGTTATCTCTACTTGCATAGCGTAAAAATAGAAAAGCCCGCACTAGGCGGGCCTTTCTCGTTCAGTCAATTACGCTATCAAGCGTTGTCGTGGAAAGTGTATGCAGCGCCACCGTGAAGAACAGCAGCGTCAGCGTAGCGGTGGATGCTAATCCGCACCTCGTGGCTGAGGTCCATAGCGTATGGATTGACAACGATGTCAAGACCACCAAACAAACCGAGAACGGCAGCCTGGTTAAAGTCGGCCATAATCATAGAACCGTCAGCAGCAACACCGTTTATAGGAAGCAAGTCCGTCACAGCGTATGGATAGCCCAAGGCGTTGAAGTTGCCAGCAGAGCTACGGTCAAGTGCAGCGTTGACGTTAGTCACGATGTCGTCAGAAGCAATTAAAGCGTGAGCGACACTATTTGCAACAACCTTGACGTTGGCCAAGTTGACACCAGCGGCAGCCAAAGCAGCTTCACCGACAAGCATTGCCGCGGCGCTTACTGCGTCAGTGTTATCACCGTCTCCAGTACCAATGATTGTGTCAAACACAGTCTTGTCAATCTGGCGATTAAGCTGCGTGATCATGTCGTTGGTGATAAGCTGCTCGACAGCAGGGCCGCCCTGGTGCATGAGCTGCTCAGTCACAGTAACGAAAGCACCGTAGCGAGTAGGTGTCAAGCTCCGTGCGCCAATCGCGTTGGCTGCGCTTGATACGTCGGCACCCTCAGCAGCTGAAGCAACTGTTGCAGCAGCGGTAACAATTGGGACGTTAACGTTAGAAGTCAATCCAGTAAGGACGCGACCACCAAGAGACTCAAACAAAGTTGGAGCAGCCAAGGCAGCAACACCAGCGGCAACTTGCGTACCAACAAAGCCAGGAGCGTTGGACAAGCTAGAGCCGGCACCAAAGTCACCAGCGTCACCCAATGCACGCATGGCGCTTGCAGGAATAGAAAGCTGACCCTTGATAGTCATGTTGGAGCCGCGCGCCTCACGCATAGCCTCTTCGGTAAACTCAGCGGCGACACCAGTGACGCGCTTGCCTTGCGACAGATCACGCACAGCACCAGCCAAATCAAAACGCTTTGACATGCTGCGCATCTCATTGGATGCACCACGGCCAACTTCACCAGCGAGGACAGCGCTCTCGGCAATCTTAGCGTCTTCACGCTTCACCTTAAGTTGCACGTCCACCTTGCGGATTTCAGTGGCGAGGCGCTCCATCTCTGCTACGTCAGTATCAGAGAGATCGCGTTCTTCAAGTTCAGCGGCTTTTTTAACGTCTTCGCGCTGCTCGACGTATTGCTGGCGCAGGGCCTGCAAATCCTTGATAGGAAGGTCAGTCATTTTCATGTTGTTGTTCGGCGCGCGCAAATACAGACGCAGCCTGATATGCCGGATAAGTTACAGGACTCACATCGATTAGACGCCCCACCTTTTCAATAACTCTCACGCCGTCCTCGTCTACGCTTTCTTCACTAATCGTAAAGGCAAAAGAACTCTGTGAGATGTCGCCGCGCTGGATCATGGTGTACAGGTCGCGGCCGGCTTGTGTGTCGCTAAGCACGCCACGGTAGTACAGGCCGTCCTCGTCTTCTTTTAGTTCCAGTGTGCCGTTGCTTGTACGCGCCAGCGGTACGCCGTCGTGATTAATCAAGAGCCGCACGTCGTCTTCCAATACATTGGCAAAGGCACCAGGTGCAATGCGCTCTTGGAATGCACCGAGGTCAGTGGTGCTATTAAACACAGCTGCGTAACCTTCGACCACAAGCTCGTCAGTGGCCGCGCGCATCTCTGCTGTGCGGTACTGCACGCCCTTATCTGTGGCCTTCTTCATCTTGCGCTCTGCTACGCCGCTGAGGTAGCGCCGCACCTCTGCGATGCGTGCTGCGTCTTCGCCTGGTGTATGGCTGTAGATGGCCACCAGTTGCATGTATGTAGCCTTGTTCGTGCGCTTGCTGATGTTGTGCAGCGCCCTTCTAACGTAGTTAGGAAGGTGATTGTCCGTCGTCATTGCTTGAGATTTTTTCGGAGTAGGCCTGCATCTTGTCAATGCTTAATTGGTTGACCTGAACCAAGTGTTGGTCCCCACCGTCGATGGGGTTAAGTTCCTCTGTGCTGCGTACTTCGTTGATGCTCATCACACCGTTCTGCAACATTTGGGTAAAGAAGCTTGCTCGCGCTTGCATATCGCCACGGAACAAATCGTTAAGGGCAAACTTGAAGTAGTGGTTGCTAGCCTCTTGCCTTGTAAGAAGCTTGCTCTCTAGCTCTTGCTCAATGCGCTTAGCCCATGGCAGGACCGTATGCCGTGCAAACATGAGGTTTTGTTGCTCGACGTTGTTGTATGTCGTCTGGCTCTCCAACTGCACCAGCGCTGGCGGTACACTGAAGATGCGGCAAATCTCCTCGGCCTGAAACTTGCGCGTTTCAATAAACTGCGCCTCCTCCGGTGCGATGCTGATGCGGCTATACTTAAAGCCAAAGGGCAGGAGCTTGGTGCCTGCGCTAGTTTGTGACGCGTTCCACGATCCTTGCAGCATTTGCATCTGCTCAGACTTAAGAGGCTGGTCACTAGACAGTACGCCGGTCATCTGCCCACCGTTGCCAAAGTATTGGCTACCGTAGTCTTGTGCAGCTTGAGCAAGTCCAAGGTTCTCTCTATGCAGCTGGATGGGTGACTTGCGGTATAGGTTGCAGATTTCCAGCATATTCTCCTGCTGTACCACACGACCGTCGCGGAGCTTGTAGATGATGCGGTCGTTGACGACGCGCTGCTCGACATAATCAGTGTCCACACATTGCAGGGCCAGTGGCACTCCACCGGCTCCACGCTCAATAATGGCGTAGCCTACGCCCTTGAGTACAGCGTTGGCTA